GTAGTAGTAGATGAAGCCGTTACTGAAACCGCATAAGTAAGAGAAGTCCACGCTGTTGAGCCGTTGCCGATCTTAAATAAGCCTGTATCTGTTTCAAAGCCTAGTTCGCCAGCAGCAAGGGTAGGGTTAGTAGACGTCCAGTTAGCAGCTGTATCGCGCCTAAATTGAATCTGGGTTACGACTGACATTAAGCGCTGCCTCCGTTAATCGTCTGAGTAGAGGTAGTTGAAGCTCTACCACCTGCGTATGGAGCAATACTATCAGCAGCTCCAGCGTCTACAGCTAAAAGAGCTGCATTAGCTACGGCGCTCCAAGAAGATCCGTTATAGACCTGTAGTCCGTTTGTGGTGTCATAGTAAAGATCGCCAGCACGTAAAGTAGGCACCGTGGGAGCGCTTGATAGCGCTGGTGCATTGACAGGTGTTAAAGCTAAACGACTCACGCTATATCTCCTACCACCAGCCAGGTATTTGTGGACGTCTGAATGCAAGTAGCTGTTGAGTATTGAGCTCTAAGTTTAGGAGTTGCAGCTGTAGCGCCAGTTGATACTACCGTGACACCAGAGCCACCTGAGATGGTCGGTTGTCCTGCGCCATATTGAGCCATAGTAATTTGAGCGCCTATTGGATAAGCCACTGAGCTGTTAGGAGGAATAGTGACAGCAATAGAAGAAGCGTTAGACAAAGTAATGAGCTTTGAGTTATCCGTTAATACGGTTGTATAAGTCGTACCAGTTTGAGCGTTGATTGAAATATTGGTTGCTGAAATTAAATTACTTGTAGTAGCTACGCGTACGTCCGTAATATTAGAGTTTGTAATCGAGGTTACAGCTGCTCCGACATAAACCTGAGCAAGAGCGATTGAGTTAGCTGGTGTGGACGGTACAGCTGGTGAGCTTCCTGGAGTTCCAGTTACTACGTTCACTACAACGCTATTTGTAGATCCTGTGTAATAAGCGTCATTGACCGTCAGGCATACAACGTCGATACGAGGATTAGTTGCGTTAGCTGTAGCAATAGAAGCTGTAACTGAGGCGTCGTTATACGCCGTGTAGACACCCATATTTGCCTGGGTTGTACCGATAACAGCTGCCCAGCCAGAAGCTATGACAACCGACATACCAGGAGTACCGCTTTGGGTAACAGCTAGTGAGGTGCTGCCGATAATGCCTGTGGTCGAATAGAGCGCCTGCATAGTAAGGCGATCATTCTCAGCTGGGTGAGAGCCGTTTTGTAACCAGCTAGGCGGGGTGCGTAAAGTCACGAGATCTCCTTATTAAGCGTAAGCATTGTTCCATTGTACAGTGGCGCTTGTTTGACCACTAACTGTATTTGTACCTGTGAAGTAAAAAAGGTTAGTTCCAGGAGGGGCTGCAAACCATTGAGACGATCCTATCAAGAGGTTACGAGCTGGATTGCCGTTGAGCAAAATAGTTTTATTGAGCAGGTCGATTGAGATAATGTCCGATTGACCCATTGTGTAATTAAAGGAAAGAGTCTGACTGCTGGTCAAAGATCCGACCACTGGGTTAGTAATTGGCCCATAAATAGTAATAATTGGGTAAGTAGTCGTATCACCGTTATTTTGAACTGTAGCTGTTTNAGTCTGTGATCCACCACCAAAAGTTAGATCGTAGGTACGGTTATAGGTACGGCCCAAAGGCAGGGTAACTGCCATAGTTGCTGTTTGAGTGGTGTAGTCGTAATAACGGAAATCTGGGCAAAAAAATTCATATTGAGCTTTGATCTTGCCGTAGGTGTAGTCAGGATCAACCGTAGCCAAACCTTTACGGACACGAGCATTTATGTATTGAAAGTTATCGCCAGCAGCTAGCTGGAATTGAAGAGGCGTGGTGCCAGTCTGTTGAGGTTGCAGCGCTGCCTGGAGGAGATTAAAATTAGCCTGGGCCGTTAAATTATTACCAGACATAATCTGGAGAGTTAGCGTAATTGTGCGACCGTCAAAGAAGTCGCGTCCTGAGAACATACCGTCCTGGTATCCGCGATCTGAGTCCTGCACACGCAGGCCTGGAAGGGCCTCTAAGCCGTCTACAGACAGGATCTGGTATGGAGAGCTACCCCCACCGAATACAAAGCCGTTAAAGGCAAAGGAATAGGGATTAAGGGAGGTTACAGTAGTCATTAGTACCCACTTCCTGTTCCTGATCCAAATTTAGCAAGCATAAGCAAACTACTTTGAATTTGAGCAGGTGAGGTAGAGCCATCAACGGTAATTGGAGCGTTGATAGTTAGCCCAGGGCCAATAGGTGCGGCGTTAGGTACAGAAAACCCGTTAGCACTTGTATAACTTAAAGGTGCGGAAGTAAATGTACCTTTTGGAACGGGCGTAGTGGTTGGAATAGTTGTACTAGAATTACCAAAACCATAAGTACCAGAGTTACCTGCAAGGCCACCCACATTTGCAGTAGTCGCTGGCAATAATGGCATTGGGCTGTAAGGAGTAGTTGCTCCACCTAATTTAGCTAGCGCAGCTGCAGCAGCAGCCATTTTTGCCGTAAGAGCGTCAAGAGCTTTCATAGAGCTATCTGAAATAGCTTGAATTGACTTATCAAAAGCTTGTTGAGCTGCCGTGAGAGAGTTTGTAAGAGAATCTTGAGCCATTTTAAGAGCTAGATCTCTGGCATTACCAGCCGTGTCCATAGCTTTATTAAAGGCAATTTGAGCAGTATTAAGAGAATCTTGATATTTACTATTTTCGTCAGCCAAAGAATTTTGTAGATCAACAGCTACTTGAGCATATTGCTTAGCCATAGCAGTTGTAGCAAAAGTTGTACCGTCATTCATTGTTGTAGCTAGCTTGTCTAGACCACTATTAGAGACCGTATCTATTTGAGCGTAAAGGGATTTAATCTGGTCAGCAGTCTCAGGGGTTGCATTGAGAATTGCTTGCGACATTTGATCGCCGACCATTGGGCCTTGAGCAATTACCTGGTTAATAAAGGATTGTGAATAACCCTTAGCAGCTAAATCACCAGCGTCTTTTTGAAGTTGGAGGATTTGCTTGAGCTGATATTGCATAGCTCCAATAAGCCCAGAAGTTGTACCAGTAGGAGAGAAGAGCCTTGCAAGATCAAATTTTGTGACATTGGCAAAGCCAGAAGTCATAACGTCAATAGATTGTTGAATAATCGACTTTTGCTTGTCTACAGAATCTTGTTGAATCTTGAGCAGATTATCCTGGTGGTTTTGTGTAGCACTTTCTACAGCTTGATTATGAGCCGTTGTAGCTGCGTCTACTGCGTCCTGGTATCTAATTTCAATATCAGCTTTAGCCTGGTCAAACTTAGTTTGAGCGTCCAAAGCTTTAGTGTCGTAATCAGATTTAGCTAAATCCATTTTGTCTTGACGGTCTTTAAGAATTTTAGCTTGTTGATCTTGAAGCTTAATTAACGCGTCTTGAGCTTTTTTAAGAGCAGTACCCGTACCTGCTGGGGTTTGACCGAGAATGCCTGGATCTGCTCCAGCTGAACCACCAGCAGTAGCTAGCATTTTTGCAAAATCAGGCATAGATATATTTATTTTTGTATCTTTAACGCTTTCCAGGGTTTTCTTAAAACTATCTACTTTATTGGCAGCACCGTCAAAGAAATCACCGACAGCTTTTGGCATTTTGCCAATTTCCTCAGACGCTGTTTTAGCAGCAGGAACAAAGAATCCAAGCCCTTTAAGCATAAGGCGCATAGGCCCTGTAACTACTTGAAGAAATGCCTCTGCGATAAAACCAATAGCGTGAAGCAAAAAGGCAACTGAGTCAAGGATTGCTTCAATTCCAGTAATGACAGCGTGTCTAAATCCGTCAAACTTATTCCAAGCCCATACAAAAGCAGCAGCAGCAGCAGTTATGGCAGCTACAATAAGAAGTACACCAGAGTTTGCAGCTAGCCAAGCCTCAGCCTGAGCATAAAGCTGTCTTGTTAAATTGACTACAACTACCGTGACAATACTGCCTATTAAAATTGCCAGAGCTTCCATTACTGCTTTATGTTTTGTAATCCACTCTAAGCTACCAATAAACCAGCTGCTAAGTTTTGTTAAAACAGGCAAAAGCAACGTTCCAATTTTTTCTTTAAGATCATTTACTTTAACGCCCAAAATAGCCATTTTTCCAGCATAAGTTTCAGCGTAAGCTGCAGCTTGACCACCAATTTTTGCATTAAGCTCTTCAAAAGCTTTAGCAATAGCCTGGTTTTTAGGCAAGCTAGTATCTAGGACAATTCCGTATTCTCTAAAAGCGCGAACTGCTCCTACGGTACCCCTGGTAAGAATTGAAGCAGCTGCATTAAGATCCATATGTTTGAGGCGAGCGTAATCGGCAGCTACACCCATTAGTTTTTGAGCCTGGGTCATAGAGCCAGTAGCCGTGATCATTTTGGTCAAAGCTTCACGAGTTGAGTTACCAGTAAAGCCTAAATTCATCATAGACTCGGTGCTGGCGTCTACAGCTTTACGGTTTTGCTCAGTGTTAATTTTGGCGTTATTCATAGCCGTTCCAAGCTCAACGATAGAAGTCTGAGCCTCCTCAGCTACAGCTACTGAGCTTTTAAGAAATCCCTCAAGATCTTGAAGGCCTTTTGTCATTTGATTTCCAGCAAAAGTGCCGAGCATAACCGTCTTGAGATTGGCAAACTTTGAAGAAGCTTTATCAGCCTCAGTTGCTATGTTTTTAACGCTAGCTGTGGCTTTAGTAACCCCAGCCTGGACACCAGAAGTTTCAAGATTGACGGTAAGGGTTAATGTAGGAATTTCACCTGCCATTTGCTATCCCCCTAGTGGTCTAAAAGCATAAGCCAATATTTGATTAAGCTGTCCTGAGCTAACAAGACCTGTCAAAGCAGGCTCCATATATGGATATTTTACCCCACTTGCCCATTTGCCACCGCCTAGTTCAAGCTGTCTTGCATATACAGCACCAGCTCCAATTTCAGCTGAATACGTACCAAAACCTTTGCGACTAGAAGAATATGTCATAGAAGTTAAAAGGTTTCCTGTGCCTCTGTTTGGGCCAGGGCCAGTACCAGGTATATGAGGGTTGTATCGGTAATACTGTTTGCCGTTACGACCTGTTACGCGCACAGGTGGGTTAGGGGCCGTGTCAGCGTTTTTCTTTGCGTTGATATAAACCTGGCGAGCGATTAAAGACATAGCGTTACCACTAGCTTGATCAAACTTATTAAGCCAGCGCTGCAAACCAGCCTGAAACTCAGAGAAGTTATCGCTCACTTAACCCCTATTCGATTTTTCTATTTGCTCGTTTTTAACTTCGTCAAGGGTATCAGCGATAGCTATTAGCCAGTCGGCTTTATTAGCTGGCAGATCGTCTACTTGATCAGGAGTCCAGCCAAAACGATCTGCAAACTTGAAATACCGCCATTCTTCATCTGGGTAATCCAGATCGTCACGGCGTTGAAAGCCTTGAAGCGCTGTTTTTAAGCGCTGGAGCTTTCTGTAAGCACTTTTGGGTCTTTGTCGTTTTCGTCAGTCTTAGCCAAAGTAGGGAATAGGACTGAACTAATTTCGTCTGAGGCTTTTACAAGAGCGTCATAATCTGCGATCTCTAGCTCTTCTAG